GGGATTTGCATCTACCTTTGCAGCGCGTCTCATAGACCCTCAACAGAAATTGCTTTCGTGGGCGTTTTCCAGTTCTTGTCCGGCGCAGGTTCTATCCAAGACGGGTCGAGCCATACGAGCCGGTTGTTCGGGTACGCAATCAACTGCCCTGTTTGCAAGGCGATAATGTGGTGATTCTTGTGCTGATCCGGCGTTTCTGACCACCCCGTTTTCATCCAATCAAGGGTGAAAAGGTAATTTCCCGTTCGGATAACCCCATCCCTGCCGAGCGCCGTGACTTTGTGGTTTTTCAAGAATGAGAATTGATGCACCGCAAACTCATAGCCATACGAGTCCCACCACACTAACTGCTCAATCGGTAATTGCTCGCAAGGCTGTAAACAAATCTTGTTTATTGGCACTCGCGCCCATTGCGCCCCCGATTCCAACATCACCTGAAACATTGGAACTCGCGCAGGTTCTGCTCGCACCCCAAAAATTACCGCTTTAACGAACTCCCCGTGACCTTCTTTCTCGTCATACAAAAATTCTTTCCTTACCAAGCATTGAATCGTCGGGCAGTCGTCAATTAACATGAGAAGCTTTCTCAATAGCTTTAGCAGTTTCAATTTCGGCTATGACTTCCGGCCCAGTCTCAATCGTGATCCGCATATCCTGCACCAACAATTCCATGCAAATGCCCTCTGAAAGTTCTGTTTCCGTGTAATTGCTTTTTGCCTGCCCAAACTCAAGGAAAACTGTGCAGATTTTATGCAACGCTTTCAACGCTTGAACTTCGCTTACTTTTGTGAACTGGCACATAGTTCCTCCGTCTGTTGTAACAACTGTTGCTCTGTCCCATAACGCTGCTCAAAAGCCTTGCGCCAAGGGTGGCGGCTCACGTATTCCGGCGTATTGCGTCCACTTCTGTGATGGGTAGGACACAGACATATCACAAACATTTCACCTTTTCGCTTGCTGCCGGACAAAACGTGGTGAATATCGCCATCGGATCGGGTTTCATGGAACAACCTGCACACTATGCAGCCTAAATCTCTGACCTTGGCGTGCCATTCCTGTTCAGCTTTCGTCAAGGGTGACTCCTGCGTGGTGAGTTGCTGCCATCAACCAATCCAGCCATTCAGAAAATCGAGTCTTGGTGTATTTGCTCGTTCGTCTGCCAAGCATAACAACGCCTCCATTTAGCCCCATAGCAAGCCGTGGCGACGTTTCGCCCTCAAAAGCGGCTGTCAGTACGTCCTTCCATTCCTCTGCGCTCATGCGCGTTTTTGCGCCGTTCACCACCCATATTTTCTGTTTCGCCCACGCATCCAAGATAGGCCATTGCGCCGCGTTTTGATCTAGGGTGCGGTCATTCATTCTTCCACCCCAAAGTGTTCAGAAATATCTGATATTGCCGCTGACATCGCCTCATCTACATCCCAGTCGTTATCAATGGCCTCTTCCTTGCGATTCATAATCTTCCACATACATTCCTGAACAATCAACTCGGCAAACTTTTCTATCTCATTCAATGTAACTGTCCGTTGTTTAGATAAATCTGTCTCTAGTCCAAAAGTAGCCTCATTAAAAAGTCCTCGAATTCGCTCATTCATTCATTCCCCCTTGCTCGGATAGCGTTAACACACGCCTCCGCTGCGGTTGTTGGCAAACCAACTGTTTTGCACGTTTTCTTGGTCAACACACAAATTTCTAAACACGCCTCACGCTCTGCGGCTGCGACAAGGGCGGCAAAACGGACAAGGCTTTGTTGATAAATTCCATCTAAGTGTGGGCGCATACCGATCAACTGACATTCCTGCGCCATGCGGATGATTTCATCAGTATTCATAATTAACCGTTGTCTTGTTTGTTTGCAGCACCATTGCACCGTTCTTAAGGTGGAATTGCCTAGCCATCTCAGTCTTGGGCGACATGGTGATGATCCTATACTGACCTTCTTTTGCAATAATCGCATCGACCAGTTTGCTACCGCATTTGGGCTTGTAAGACCAAATCGAATACAGTATTACCTTCAAGCCAGTATCTTCATGCTTGTGAGTTTGGAACAGTTCGCGCTCTGTCTTGGGGATGTTGTAGCGATGCGCTGTGCAAACAATCGCACCAATCTCTTTGCCTTCGATCCACATATACACATAACGCCCCCATCCAAGTTTGCGCTGCGGGCTAATCTTGGGGCGTACAGGGTCATCAAGTAGAATCGGATCGGGTTGAAGTAGTCTGACTAGCATTTACGCACCCACACGCGGCACATACGCCCTGACGCGCCTTTTTTTTGTCCTTCGGGGTAAGCAAGGTCTAACCGTTCAAGCTCGCTCATCCTGCGGGCTACGGCGTTATGGTCGAGATCAGTACGGGCGGCAATGTCGTAGATCGTGCCAGGCTGTTCTAACGCTTGCAGGATGATGCCGTGATGCTTAGTGGCTAGTTCTGCTGCCTGATCCGCTGCTGCATGACTGGTATCGGGATCGGTGTTACGCACACGGGGAAACTGCAAGTTCGGGAAGTAACGATCTAGTATCATTTTTTTATCCATTCATAGAAAAGGTTATTTTCTGTTGCCCTCACTTCTACTACTTGAAACTCAGCAGAAAAAGCCCTCACAATTTCTGCTGACTCAGGCATAGCTGCTGCCCGTTCTCCTCGCGTCATGTTCTGCACGCGTACTGCTGTTGCAACTCTTTCGCGCCAACTTACGCAGCCCGTAACCGCAGGCGATATTGAGTCATGTCCTCGCCCGGTCTTGCTGGTACTCCGATCTTCCTGCCGTGTTCCATTGTTAGCTGATCGCTTGTCCACCACGCTACGACTTTCTTCTCAGGCATCGAAATTTCATCATCGAATCGCTCGCCGTTAAGCCAGCTTGCAGGGTGTGGAATGTATTGTTTATCCCTTCCTTCAGCCGCCCACATCCGCACATGGTCATCAATCGACTGTAATGCTTTTTGTTGCTGCTCGGCAGTAAGGCGTGCGTATGCTTTCTGTGCGTCCTTACGCGCTACTTTCTTTGGGTACTTGCTATAGAAGTCGTCAAACATTTAATCTCCGTTTTTAAGCAAACTCAAATGATGGTTGTTGGAGTCTTTTGCTTTGCAGTTCTGCATAAGCAGGGTTTAGTTCGCATCCTAGATACTTGCGCCCTAGATGCTGTGCAACCTGTGCAGTTGTTCCGCTACCCATGAACGGATCAAGAACCACGCCACCAACAGGCGCACCGGCAAGGATGCAAGGCTCAATCAGGTCTTGTGGAAATACCGCGAAGTGAGCGCCCTCGTAAGGCTTTGTGGTCACAGTCCATACGCTGCGTTTATTTTTTGTTTCGTAATGGTTTGTAGTCAAACCTGCCATTCTTGTTCTGCCGGGCGTGTTGTTTAGTCTTGATTCGTCGCGGTTGCGGTCACTTGCATCGGTTGTATGCGCTTCTTCCTTGATCGCATCAATGTCGTAGTAATACTTCTGCGACTTGCTCAACAGGAAAATGTATTCATGCGCTTTTGTGCAACGATCCTGCACGCTCTCAGGCATCGGGTTAGGTTTGTGCCAAATAATGTCTTGTCGCAGATACCAACCATCAGCGCGTAATGCAAATGCCAGCATCCAAGGAATGCCGATTAGGTCTTTTTCCTTCAAGCCGTCTAGCTTGTTACCACGCCTTGCACACGTTTGCGGTAAGTCTTGATCATTGTTGGCAACTGACTGTTTTACCAAGGCTTGACCTTTGCCGGGTCTGTAGTTGTAGTAGCTGTCACCAATGTTCAGCCATAGCGTGCCGTTATCTTCCAGCACATCCCACACACATCGAAACACTTCAACCATTGCAGCGATGTATTGTTCCGGCGTTTCCTCCAGCCCAATCTGACCTTCATGCCCATAGTCACGCAATCCATAGTAAGGCGGTGATGTAACGCACGTTTGAGCCTTCACACCTTGACGTGCCCACTCTCGCATCGTTTCTCTACAGTCACCGAACTCTATAAGGTTCATAGTTATCTCTTAGTAGTATCTGCTCTTTGGTGAGCGCACGTAGCCTTAGCCTGTGCGCCCTTTAGTAGCTGCTCTCCGGAGCCGCGACACGCGTCAGCCTTTCGGTCATGGATGCTAACTTCGCCGTCCATCTGTGCGCTGTTACAGACCTAAGCCACCGGTAGCGCTGTCCACTCATGCCGCCGTTGCTTTCATTGCCCAGCATGGTGTAGCCCAAAAGAAAAACCCTCTAGAAGAGGCTTACGGCTGCGGTGGCAAGTGGGTGCGAAACATACCCAAAAACAACCGAAGCCCCTTCTAAAGGGTTCTTCATTTCGCTTTAGCGTTGCCACACGCCGCCCGATCTTTCTCTCGGACAAACACACAGTAAACGACTTTTTTTTGTTTGTCAACTACTGCTGCGGGACGATCTCAGCCACCATCTGCTCGACGGGGATGTAGTCATTAGGGTTGACCTTCAGACCGCCCTCTGTGAGCACCTGGAGCTTGTATGCGATGCCCTCGGGGATTCTGCCGCGCCTCACCCATTGGCTGACTGCTTGGGTCGTGATTCCTAGCGCCTCGGCTAGTTTGCGACGGTTGCCAAAATGCTGCTCTGCTTGTTCTAGTTTCATGTTGCGCTCCGGTTGGTTAAAGAAAACTTGCAAACAAGCGTAGACCGGATTAAGCTATCTTGTCAAGCGGCGTTGCATTAGTTAACATTACTTTACAATTTTCCTTTGCAACAAGTGTTGACAAATGCTTTTTAGGTGAGTAAAGTCTGTCCTGTAGCACAAATTGACAACAACAAAACGGAGTAACAACCATGAGCAAAACACTTAACAGCCTCTTAGAGCAGCGCCGTTGGATTGCACACATTGATGACGAACGAAACGAAGGCAACAGCATCATCGTCACGCTTGCAGCAGGTTGGGATTTTGTAGACGAGCAAGGTTGTGGGGTGCGTGGCTTTGATACCGTTGCAGAAGTTAAAGCCGGAACAACCAAAGGTAGCGTAGTCCAACACACGATTCACCTCTAACCACAAGGGGGCGCAAGCCCCCGCTAATTGACAACAACAGGAGACACCATGAACCTCTGCAAACATTGCAAGCACTACAAGAAAAACGCCGACAACATCGAGGCATCCGAATGCACACGCAAGCCGCAATTCTCACCCATCAGCGGGAGTGTGCTGCCAACGTTTTGCAACCTTGAGCGTGCAGCCTGGGGAACGTGCAAGCCCGAAGGCATCCATTGGGCGCTGCCGGAAGCCACGATGGACGATTGGGACAAAACGCGGGAATGGGATCGTTGGGTAGATCGCGGCGATTACGACTATGACGTGTTTTCACGCCGACTGAGAGCAGGCACATGAACGGCGACCGCGCGGTAGCAATCGGCTTCACCATCATTTTTTTACTTATCGTTACGGGAGTGCTGTCATGAGCGTTTACACCAAACTAATGCAAGCAAGGCTGTTCCTGCAAGCCACGAAGTTGACCAAGTCGGGCGAAAACAAGTTTGCCGTATACAAGTATTTTGAACTGGGCGACTTCCTGCCTACGGTGCAGGAAATTTTTCACAACCTTGGACTGTGCGGAGTTGTCAGCTACACCGCCGACATTGCCCGTTTGACCATCATCGACACCGAGGACGGATCGCAGCTTGAAATCACCTCGCCTATGGGTAGCGCCGCCCTCAAGGGATGCCACGAAGTCCAAAACATCGGGGCAGTCGAAACTTACCAGCGCCGCTATCTTTGGGTCACGGCAATGGAAATTGTCGAGCATGACGTACTGGATGCCACCAACGGCAAGGATGCCCCTGTAAAACGATTAGATTCGCTTCAGACGCACTTGACCGCCATCGCCGCAGTCAAGACACAGGACGAACTGAAAACGGCTTATACGCTTGCCTACAAAGCCGCCAAGGAAGTCAACGACACCGACGCGATGGAAAAGATTGTTACTGCTAAGAATGCCCGCAAGTCGGCAATGGGGGAAGCATGAAACTTTTGTCAATAATGCAAGGCACGCCGGAATGGTTAGCTGCCCGCGCCGGTAAGGTCACGGCTAGTCGGATTAGCGATGTGATGGCGGCTAAGACCACCGCAGCCTATCGAGACTACAAAGCGCAGATTGTTGCTGAGATTCTGACCGGCGTTCCGCAGGAGTCCGGTTTTGTAAATGACTATATGCGCTGGGGCACAGAGCAAGAAAAGTTTGCCCGCGCTGAATACGAAATGTTTTGCGCTTGGACGGTCGACGAAGTGGGGCTAGTCATACATCCAACGATTGAACAGGGCGCAGCTAGTCCCGACGGCTTAGTGTCTACCGATGGGCTGGTGGAAATCAAGTGTCCCAAGACTTCCACGCACCTGCAAACGCTGGTGGACAAAAAACAGCCTCGCCAGTACGAAAATCAGATGCTTTGGCAGATGGCTTGCACAGGTCGGCAATGGTGCGACTTTGTATCCTACGATCCGCGATTGCCTGACGATCTACAGTTGTTTGTGCATAGGTTCGACCGCGATGACAAGCGCATCGAGGAAATCGAAGCAGCAGTAACGCAGTTCCTGACTGAAGTAACCGAAATGATTGACAAAATCAAGGAGAAAAAATAATGGCTTACATCCCAAAACCCGGATCGTTTACGTTGTTCAAAAACGCCAAGAAGGAAACCGATAATCACCCCGATTACAGGGGCGACGGCCTTGATTTGATGGGCGAACCGATATGGATATCAGCTTGGATCAGAGAAGGCGCAAAAGGCAAGTTTATGTCTTGCAGTATGCAGCACAAGAACAAAGATCAGCCGGTAAAGAAAAAGGCTGGCGATATGTCGGATTTGGATAACGATATCCCTTTTAATTAAAACGGGTCTATAATGGTTGTACCTTCCGCACAGGAGATACAACATGGCTCGTTTCAAAGAATGCTTCAAGTGCAAGACCGTTCAGCCGTTAACTGAGTTCTACAAACATCAAGCAATGGCTGACGGTCATCTCAACAAATGCAAGACTTGTACGAAAAATGATGTGGCAACGCATAGGCTACAAAACCTTGAAAAAATACGCGCTTATGATCGACAAAGAGCAAAACTTCAAC